CGCTTCAGAGGCTATGGTATGCCGCCCGGCAATCAGGATTGAAATCTTGAATAAGGAAGAGACCGATGGAAAAGATGTTGAGGTGGTAAAATGATGAGAACAGACCTAACCAATGCCGAATACCACGCTAAGAAAGACTGCATTAGCTCATCTGACGTTAAGCTGGTCCACAGCAAGTCTCTGGCGCATTGGAGAACCAAAGTTTACAAGTCCAGCGTGGCTTTCGACCTCGGCACCTGCACTCACTCAATGGTGCTTGAAGAGGGCGCCGGAATGATACGCGGACCGGAAACCCGCCGAGGCAAAGCATGGTCAGAACTGCACGAAGAGGCGCAGGCAGAAGGTAAAACCCTCCTGACCGCTGGTGACTATGACTTAGCCCGTGAGATGGCAGATAGCGTGCTGTTCCATCCAGCAGGTCAGCGCATGGCAGGCCCAACAACGGTCAATGAAGCGAGCTTTTTCGCTACAGACCCAGTAAGCGGATTACAGCTAAAATGCAGACCCGATAGCTTTTGGGATGCAAAAGGCGTGATCTATGACCTCAAAACCTGCCAAGACGCCAGCCCACGCGGCGTGGCAAAAGATATGCAGACCTACAACTACGCCATCCAGGCTGCGTTTTATCTGTATGTGCTGTCGTTGTCGGGCTATGAGGCCAAACAATTCGTCTTCGTAAATGTTGAAAAGGCAGCACCCTTTGCTGTATCAACCAACATTCTATCACCAGAATATCTTGCATGGGGTACACAGCAAATGCACCTGACCCTCGACAAGATTGCAAAAGCCAACCAAAGTCAAAAATGGGACACAGGTTGGTCAGACTTCACAAACGTGATTGATCTGCCACGATGGCTACAAGCCGATTTTTAAAACTAGGAGAAAACCATGTACAACAAAGATCACTTTAAGAAAATCATGATCCGCAATGTGGAATTTAAATGGCCCCGCCTGAACGCCACCTATCGTTATAATTCAGCGGAAAAACGCAGCGAGGAGGCCGCGCCAACAGCACAGGGCGCTGCGTACTCTATCAATTGGGAGATGGGCGAGCAGGAAGCTAAAAAGCTCTATAGTGAACTCAAAGCGCATTATGAAGCTCATAAAAGCGAACCGTTTCAAAAAGTATTTGGCATGAAGAAGCTGGAAAATGGTAACTATGAGTTTAAAGCCAAACGCAATGGCGTAAACTCACAAGGCACTTTGAACAAAAAGCCAGAGGTTATTGACGGCATGAAGAAGGCGCTGGCAGACGTAGCTTTTTGGAGCGGCTCAAAAGGGAACATACAGGTGTCTGCTTACCCTTCTCAAAACCCGCAAACAAACCCGCCAGAGAATGGCATCAGCCTTTTGATCCAAAAAGTGCAGGTCACTCACGCCGTTTACGGTGACGATCTCGATGACTTCGATGAGGTGCCAACTACAATTGCTGGCGGCGTTGAAGACGCTCTTGATGACTTTGGGATAGTAACAACGCCAACAGAATCACCGGCGGCTGATATAGCCGCAACGCTAGAGGATGACGAAATCCCGTTCTAGACAAATAAAAACCCCTGCCGATAGGGACATTGGCAGGGGTTACTAGGAAGAAAGTCCGGTGATTGGTGTGAAAGGGTCCGAACATGAATACTTTAACAAAAAACAGCGAGGTTGGCAAGAAGCAGCTCTTGTTAGCACATGGTGCAACAAACACTAAAATAAACCAGCCTGGAAACGAGTATGAAGGCATCAATTTAGGTAAAATAGCTAAACTGGTTAGCGAGCCGCAGGCTAAAGAAAAGGCCGATGCTTCTTTTATCATTCCCTCGGTGTACCGCGAACACGATGGCAGAAACCATGCTATTCAACGCGATCATGGTGAATATTGGATGTTGGCTCTAGACGTAGACGAAGGCGATCCATCGCTTATCGAGCTTCGAACCGCAGTTGAGACTGTCACTGGCAACGCATCCACGCTGATATATTCTTCATCTGGTGCCAGTGAAGACAACCGCAAGTGGCGCGTTTTGATCCCCCTGGCACTCCCGATCAGCGGCGAGGACTACGCAGAAGCACAGCTCGCATTTTTTGACCTGATGCAGTCTGAAAATATAGCCTGTGATTCTTCGTTATCTCGCACCGGCCAACCCATATATTTGCCCAACGTGCCGCCAGCGCGCAGAGATCAGTTTGGTGCGCCGAGCTTTTACCACGGTATAAAGCACAGAGGCGATGGCCTGCTGATCCCAACTAAAAGCCGGATCTGGGAAAACATGCTTTTCCGCCGCAAGAATGAAGCTATTGCAGCAGAAAAAGCCTCCGCAGAGCGAGCATTGCGCGCGCAGCAGCGTGAGGAAAATCGCAGCAAGTTCGATGGCGATGACCCGATTGACGTATTTAACCAGCGTCACACCATCTCCGACATCATGCTTAAATACGGCTATGAGCGCAAAGGCAGCTCAGACAGCTATAGAAGCCCGATGCAGACATCTGGGTCACACGCGACTAAAGACTACGGAACGCACTGGGTCAGCCTCTCCGGCTCCGACAGAGCATCCGGCATCGGTCAAGCCAGCGGTGAATTTTGCTATGGAGACGCCTTTGACATCTGGGCGCACTTTGAACATAGCGGCAGGATGTCAGATGCCGTCAGAGACTACGGCAAGGAAATCCGGCCAACGCCAGCAAAACAGCGCGAAGAGATCGTGAAAGCCGCCTCTGAACCATATGCCGACTTTGATATGGTGCCTGACGCAGAGCCAGAGCCAGTGCAGCCTAAAGCTACAATAATCATACCCAACGCCGAGCAAAAGCCGATCTTCTGGCTGAAAGATGCCGAACCAGTGCTGACATCATCCTACCTTATCAAAGGCTGGCTGGGCCGAGGTCAAATGAGTGTGGTCTATGGGCCATCTAACGTCGGCAAGTCATTCTTTAGCCTTGATATGGCGCTGTGCATATCAGCCAGCGTTGAGTGGCAGGGAAGCAAGGTTAAAGGCGGACCTGTGCTATATCTGGCCACCGAGGGCGGAAACGCATTTCAGTCACGCTGTGTGGCTCTGAGAAAGCAATATGGCGTCACAGATGCACCTCTAGCCGTTAGGCCATCACCCGTTGATCTGCTGCGCCCAGAGGCCGACCTGGCTGGCCTGATTGAGCTGTGTAAACAGATTGAAGCCGACAAAGGCGAACCACTGTCCATGATCGTGATCGACACGCTATCCCGCGCAATGGCGGGCGGCGACGAAAACGGGCCAACAGATATGACATCATTCATAGCCAACGCAGACGCACTGCGCGATGTCACAGGCGCACATATCATGATCGTGCATCACAGCGGTAAGGACACAGCCAAAGGTGCGCGTGGACACAGCTCACTCAGAGCCGCCACAGACACCGAAATCGAGCTGGAGGTTGAAGGGGCATTGCGTACCGCAACCGCCACCAAACAGCGCGACCTTGAGCCACAAGAGCCGTTTGCATTTAAGCTAAAGGTGCATGAACTGGGCAAGGATGAGGACGGAGATGTGGTCACAACCTGTACCATCGAGCAGGCCGATCCAGACGATGTGGCAGACATGAACCAGAAGCGGCCAAGCGGTGCAAACCAGAAAGTTGTCGTGTCAGCCTTCAAACAATTGCGCGGCGAAGGTATCGGCGGCGAGAACCCAACTGGTGCCGGCTGGCCAGAAAGTGGGCAATATTGGTGCATTGATGAGGAGCGTTTGAGAGAGTTCGCTAGGGGTAAAATGACATCTGCGAACCCATCTGGAGCATATACAGCGGCTATCAAAGGGCTAATCTCAAGCGGATATATGGTGCAAAATGAGGGCAAAATATGGATTTCTGCTAAGGAGGGAAGGGTCACATGATGTACGATTTTGCTACGATTTTCATGTTATTGATTTCACTCAGTATAAATGCGTTTTTCGTATTTTTCGTATCTAATCGTAGGCAAAATCGTATGATTGGACATTACATACGAAGAATACGATTTGCCTATAGGGCAATCGTATTCGTATGTCGGGAGAAATTAAATGGCTAAAAAGACAGATAAGGCTAAAGCCGCGATGGCCAATCGGGGAACCTTCGATAGCAAGCACACTGACCATGCCAAGCCGATCCATTACAAGGTAGCTGCGGCGGTCGAGCCATTCACCTTCGCGTCAGCAGCGGCAAGCAAGGTGTGGGGCGATACCCTGGTCAATTGTGTGCCGCCAGCCTACGCTCTGAGATACCGTGAGCTGCGTGGTGATCTAGAAGCAGCGATGGTTGCCGAGGATCACGCCCGTTGCGTTGAACTGGCCACCAGCTTAATCAAAGCACTCAAGATGATGAACATCAAAGCTCGCCAAGATGGCCATGAGCCGCCGAAAGTTGACGGGCATATCTGCGAATGGGGCGAAAAGATATACTGCTTTCTTGCCAGCGGTGATTTAAGCGCCGTGAGACGCGCAAACCCAAATTGGACGGTCTATCACATATCTGACGTTTGCGCCGTCCTGAGCGCGCTTACAGACGATCTGGTGGCGCCTGTAGTGAATGAGTTCCCCAACGCGAAGATCACAGCGGTCAGGCTATACGATGATGAAATCAACTTTGAACCAAACGGAGAGTAAAATGAAAGATAACATTAGGACACAAGTGCTAAAGGAAGCGTCGCAGCTTATTAATGGAGATCGAGCGAGGCACTACGGTGAACCGAGTGAAAATTTCGGCTGTACTGCTGCTATGTGGCAGGCTTATCTCGGTTATCCGATCAGCGCGTCTGATGTTTGCCACATGATGGCGCTGTTGAAAATAGCTAGGTTACGCAACGGCAGCCATAGAGATTCATCAGTGGACTGCGCCGGATATATGGCACTTGGGACAGAGGTATCTTGAGATGGGTAGATTTTTGCTTAAATGTGTGTTATAGAAGTTTTAGCATACCTCCTCCCAGACATGCTCATGTTCACTTGGACCCCTGCCTTGCGGTAGGGGTTCTTTTTTGCTTTGTTTGATCGTAAGCTCTGCCCAGATGGAAAGGTTGAGTGATGCCAAGTGAAGTTTTTGTGTTCTCAAAGGGTATGGAGATTGACTCCAAGATTATCGACGCGGTCTTTGACTTTATGGATGAGTGCCATGACGAGGGATATAACGCGGCGCAAATCATGGTTGCAATGTTATGCGTCGTTCAAATGATACAGGAATCCGCAGGAACCTCGCAATCTATCCACTGATCGTGTATCATATGGGTGAGCTTTTCCATCGGAGGTGAGCTTTTCCATCGCAGGGGGTCAAAATGTCCGTCAAATTCTCAATCAAAGCCGATACCGAGCAAATGCGCAAAAAGCTGGACAACCTGGCGCGTCGGCAGATTCCCTTTGCGGTTGCCAGGGCAGTCACGCAAACAGCGGTGAAAGTTCGTAATGAGGACATCACCCGCGAGTACATGCGGACATTTGAGGCGCGCAACTTATCTTTCATCATGGCAGTTCACCGGGTTTATGGCGCCAATGCTTCTTATGCAAAGCGCACAGGGATGGCTGTGGCGTCAATCCAGCCTGTTGATGATCCCGTGCCTGCGGGAACAACGGCGTCCGCTGCTGGCGCAAAGCAAGGCACAAAGAAGACCAGGGCTGGCACCCAGTTTATGAAGCGCCACGTCAAAGGCGGAATTAAGACATCTGGGCGCACAAAGCTGGCTATCCCTGTCACGGGTGCCAAGCTAACTAGGCGGCGGGCTGGCTCAATGGAAGGTGCGATGACGAAGGGGTCAAAGCCCAAGCAAGTTCTGGCGCGCAAGAACACCTTTATCGGCACCAGTAAGCGCACTGGCAACAGCATGATTATGCAGCGCACGGGCAAGGGTAAAAATGCCAAGGTAAACGCTCTCTATACGCTGTCACCAAACGCAAAAATTAAGCGCGTGTATAATCCTTTGCCAGCGGCCAAGCGCGGTATAGCGCGAACTTTCCCCAGACTTTTCCGCAAATCTTTCGTCGGCGCGCTGCGCACGGCCAAAATCCGCGCCTGAACTTTTCCCTCGGTGGCCTGAACTTTTCCCACGGTGAGCTTTTCCCCTGGTAGGGTGAGCTTTTCCACTGGTGAGCTTTTCCCTCGGTGGGGTGAGCTTTTCCCTCGGTGGGGTTCTTTTAAAATCTGGTTCAAAAGTTAGACTGGTTCAAAAGTTAGACTGGTTCAAAAGTTAGACTGGTTCAAAAGTTAGACTGGTTCAAAAGTTAGACTGGTTCAAAAGTTAGACTGGTTCAAAAGTTAGACTGGTTCAAAAAATTGGCGCCGCGTCGCAGCATTTTGGGCGGGCTGATTTAATTGCGTAAAATTTCCAATCGCGGCATTTTTTACTTGCCCGATATATGCTTTATATATATTGAGGTAATAGGCGGTTTGATTGGCCGCGATATGAAAGGGAAAAACAATGTGCAAGGAATGTAGAAAATACCCCGCCTTTAAAGAGATTGGCGCAATTGATTGTCACTATAAAATAGCGGGCGAATTCGTGGCAGGCGTCATTGGCGTTATGTTATTTGCGGCGCTTGTGTTTTATGCGCCCGCGCTTATGGCAACGGAATTCTGGACCGACGCTTGTGGATATGGCGTTTTTAATAATTGGTTCGAGATTGGTTACTATTTCCAATCCTCAACAAGCGCGCTTTGTGATGCCGCGCAAATTCAATCGCAAACAATTGTAAACTAGGAAAGGGAAAGAAAATGGTGAGTTTAACAATAGAGCAAGCGAAAATCGCGCTGCAATGTATCGAAAGCGATATTGAATTAAGCGCGCATAATGAATGCGATTATAATGATGTAGAAATATTGGTTTTCTATTTGCAGCGCGCAGAATTGGCGCAGCGCCTAAGAAAAGCAATCAAAACGCAAGTGAAGGGGTAAGAACGATGAAAACAGTATTTAGCAATCAAGAGCTATTCCATATCTATGCAAGCGGGATGCAAAGCCACGGCCGTTCTGCGAATGGCAACGTATATTTTGAAAATGGCGTTCTCTATTCATATGGAAAGCATTTTCCAATCGCTATGGAATACGGCGACAAATATCTATTCACTAACGATAGCTACAGCGTCACTACTTCAAAGCATGTCAGCCAAGCGCGCAGCGCGTTGCGCCATAGGGATTGCATAGAATTGCCTGCGCTGCGCGTCGTCCAGGAATTGATTTGGATTAAAAAGCGCGCAAAGCAAGGCGACAAATACTATAAACAAGATTTACCAAAGCAAGCGGCCGCATATTGCAAGGGCATGGCGCGGGAAATTCAAAACGCGCAAGATAAATTAAAGCGCGCCCGTTCTGAATGGATGAAAAGTTACTGGCAAGGCGAAATAGAATTGCATGAATTTGCGGCGCGTTTTGTGTGGCAAGATATAGCAGGCCGAAAAAGTGACCCTATAGCGGGCGCGATAAAGCAAGATAAGAAAGAACGCAAAGCGCGCTTGATTGAGGCGATTGAGATTGATTTGGATCAATTCACGCGCGGCGCAAAAAATGCAAAGGCGCGTGAATATGCTTTGGAAATTGCCAAAATGCGCCGCAATTTGAACCGCAATGATCATAATCCAAGTGATTTAGAGTATATTGCAATTCGCGTTCGCGCCGCTTGTGAGAGTAGGATATCTGATCTGCGCAGAAAGCGCGTTGCAATAAATGCTGCCAATCGTGAATTTTTCACCAAAGCAATGCAAAGCAAGTTAGAGGCGGCATATAATAACGCCGAATTGGCGATTGAGCGTTATATAGACCCAATCTATGCCGTCGCCTGCGCAGAGGTTAAGCGGTTCCATGATATGACAAGGAAAGAGAAAGAAAACCGCTTTCACGCGCGGGAAATTCACGCGATAGGCGGGCGCGATATTATTTGCCGCGTTCACAAGGAAAATGTCGAGACAAGTGGCGGCGCGCGCGTGCCGTTAGATCATGCAATTCGGCTCTTTAAGTTTGCAGAGCATTGCCGCAATGATGGCAAAGGATATGAAGGCGGGCTTAGAATTGGAGCTTACAATCTCAATAAAATTGAGCCAAGCGGCAACGTGACAATTGGCTGTCATTACATAACATGGGACGCCATAGCAGATTGCGCAGCGCGTTACATGCCAGAGTTATTGCAGAAAGAGCTGGCATGATGGAAAAAACATGCAATCTTTGCGGCATTGCAATTATGCTGGCAATGATGGCGTTGATCTAAGCGCGCCGCCATAACCTAACATTAAGCCCGCCATTGCGCGGGCTTTTTGCTGTCCGCTTACCCGCCCGCCCGCCATTGCGCGGGCTTTTTCTTGTCCGATTGCCAGCCCGATTGCCAGCCCGCTTGCCAGCCCGATTGCCTGGCCGATTGCCAGCCCGCCCGCCTGGCCGCCCGCCTGGCCGCTTGCCTGGCCGTTTGCCTGGCCGTTTGCCTGGCCGCTTGCCTGGCCGATTGCCAGCCCGATTGCCTGGCCGATTGCCAGCCCGCGTGCCAG